CGTGGGGATTTCGGGAATGGGTTCGGGTGCAGGCGCGGGAGGTTCCGGCAACGGCTCAGGTGTGGGCGCGGGCGGTTCAACAATGGGTGGCTCGGGTGCAGGAGGGGGAGGGGGAGCGGGAGGGTCGGTTATGATGTCATTGAAGTTTCCGCCCGGAGTAGTTACTATGTCGGGAAGGTCGACGCTTTCTACGATGTCGTCAAGGAATATGTCATCGAACCCCCCACCCGTTTGGGTGTCAGGTTGTGTAAAAAAATCGTTGAGACCACCCCCTACGGTCTCGTCAGAAACATTGGGATCGTAGATCGGGAACGAATCAGTAATGGTGGTGACGCCGACGACAGAGGTGTAGGGTGTCACGGAAGTATTGACGGTGCTGGTATACACAGAAACTGAAGGACTGATACTAGTGGTGCCAACGACTTGCTCAAGGATTTGCTGAAGCGTGGAACGCGGCAAGTTACGAATGTAGTCCATGAACGAATTAGAGAAGTCGCTCGTATCGAAATCAGTGTCGGTTTGGTCTTGGAGGCTGTCAAGCCCGCCGCCTTGGGACTGCTGTTGCTGCTGGGTCTGCCCTTGCGTCTGGGTTTGGCTGACGTTGATATTGGGGCTAACAGTATTGACATTGCTAATGGTCGGGCTGACATCAATGTCGGTGTCGACCGTGTTCGTCGGATTGAACGTCGGATTAAAGGTATTGGTAGGCGTGAAGACGTTGGAAATGTTGACGTCTTGGCTCTGGGCTTCCAGCCTCTTGAGGTAGTCGTCGTAGGCGCCCGACCAGTCCATGCCAAGCAGGCCGCCCATAACCGCCGCATCTAGGCCGCCACTGTTATATTCGGGAAACGGTTGCTGATAGACGATTTCGTCGCGGGCGGGACCGGGCGCATTGCCAGCACCGGAAGGTGAATAGAAGCTGCCGCCGGGGGAGGCGCCTTGGAAGCTCCGGGTAAAGCGCAGATCAGTCAGGCCAGGATTGTATTGTGGGCGGTTCTGGCTACCCGGATAGAGTTGAGCAAGCTGACCCACGGACCCAATAAAATTGCTCATGTCGACAGGAGGGGCTGCCGTCGTGTTTTCGACAGGCAAGTTCTCCAGCCCACCCATCGTATAGTAGGTGTCTTTGTCAGGATTTACAGGAGGTTTATTGGCAAATGATTCTGACATCTAAGGGGGCCTCTCGTTGGCATTATACCACAGAATTTGTTGGAAATAAACCCTACCGGACGTTGACAAAGTTGCTGGCTTGGAGGGCTTGCAGCAGCTTGCCGACGACGTTGGTTAGGACGGTGACGGAGGGGCTGTTCATGTCAAGGGTCGTGGGTGCGCTGACGGTGCCCTGAATTATGAACTCAGGGCGGGTGCGGCGGCCAGGGTCAAAAAGGTCGCTCTGCTCTAAAACACGGGTTAAGGCATTCCAAGCGTCCTTGGAAGATTCGTCCCAGTCAGAAGGGGGCGCCGGGAAGAAGCGTGAAGATATGCGCCGGGTCATCGTAGGCCGTCCGGTTCAATGGCCATGCGGAACTGCCCCATCCGCCACGGCAAATCCGACGAGGTGGAGGACTGGATTTGGATGGCGAACTCCCGCCCGCGCAGGCGCGTCGACACTTTCTGGGTGGTGCCCGTCACGTCGAAGGGACCCTTGGTCGTGACCGTGCCGCCCGGATACTTACGTGCCTGCAAGGAAATCTGAAGGGTGCCGCTGTAAGGCGTGTTGTTGGAAAGGTTGCCGAAGTCGGGGGTGAACTTGTTGGCGAACATGATGATGTTGCCATCGTTCGTATCGAAGTAGGCGCTTTCAAGATTGGCGGCCAGAGCCGACGTGTCTGCCGTGTAGCCGTACTCTTGGTAGTAGAGGTCCGAGGGAACGGTGCCGATGGCCAGTGGGTAATTGAAGGTGCCCCCGTCTTCCCATACCGTGCGGGCCATGGTGCCGATAGTCCAGTGGCGCTCCGAGGTGTTGTAGATGACGTAGCGGTCATTCTCGCCGTCGGGCGAATCCACTGACGGATAGAACCACATGATTTCATCGAACGTAGAATTGACAGCCGCATAGATTTTGTCTATATTGTTTTGATCGAGATTGTCATAGATGAAGCGCAGCACCGTGCAGGCAAGCGGCTGGACGCGCCCGTTGTATTGGTAGAACTGCCCGTTGTTTGACATCCAGTAGAAGGTACCCCGGTATTCGATGGAGGCGTTACGGGCAATCACGCCACATTGTTCGCCTGCTGCCACAAAGCCGAAGACGTCGTTGCCGCCGATGTAGGATTGGATGTACAGGTCTGAGTCGGTCAGGATCGCGGTCTTGTCGCTAACGCGGTTGACGGCACGGATTTCGGAGCCACGGCTAGGCAGCGGATAGTCACCTGCGTTGTTGATGCCAGAGGGCGTCCAGTCAGTGAAGTCTTCTTGGCTGCACCACCTAATCAAGAGCGGGTCATAGCTACCGCTGACGTCGTGGGTTCCATACAGAAGAACGTGCCGGGCTTCAGAAGCTACGCGCACGATCTGGTTTACGGAGGGCGCTGCTGTGACTATGGTCATGCGCTGCGTAATGTCGGCGCTAGTATTCCAATACATCAGAGGGCCTTTAGAGGGAACAGCCATAATGTCAGTTCCCCAAAGATCAGCCGACCACAACCGCAACGGCACTGGAAAACTACCTGCGCTTTCGTTCCAGCCAAAGTTGCCACCCCACACGCCATAACCCCAGCCCGTCAGAAAGGTAGTATTCTGAGCGCCCGCGTCGTAGCAAATGCCCAGGGTAATTGCACCGCCAGTTGCTGCTGAAGTAGCTGCCGCCGTAACGCCCGTGTCAATAGTAAAACTGTCATCATCTATGACGCTGACTGGGTAGGTAGCCGTCACAGAAGAAATCGGATTTAGAACGATATTGCCGCCGATAGTTGTTGCTGCCGACACAACCTCGACCAGTGTGCCATCAGTCATACCGTGCGCGGCTATGGACACAACAACCTTAGTGGAGCCTGCCGTTGTGGACAGAATGTTGGAAGTAGCAACAGTTGACACCACGGGCGTAATGTTGTAGAATGTCGACAACTCGCTGGAGAAAGCTCCTTGATGTGTGCCTATAAACGCGGCTGATTGACCATCCCGGTTGCGGAGCGTATCGAGGAGACGTGGGACGCCAAAGATTTTACCGTTCTGCGACGAGTCGATAGCCCGCTGCCAGCCGCCCATAAGTTCGGGGCGCCCGAAGCGGAAACGGATTTTGTCGGCGTCGACCCAATGACCAGTCGCGTCCAGTTCGGTGTTTTCTTTAATGACACCGACTTTGAAATTCAGTTCTGTAAGGCGCTGGTCTTGGAGTGTAGCTGACATGATTACTCTAGAACACGAATGTTTAGGCCGCTGAGAAGGCCAGCGCACGTAGCTGTCGTGCAGACAATAATTTCAGTTCCCGAAGCGGGCAACGTCGTGCCCGTGCCAGCAGCATTCTTGATGACGACGTTATACGAACCTGTAGCCATATTCATAACGGCATAGGTTTTTGATTGGCTAGGAACCACAATGTTGACATTGCCAGTTAGGGTGCCTTGTACAACTAGGATACCCGCCCGAGATTGGTCTGTTGCCGCGTTGGCTTCGGTAAGGCTGACGTTGATGCTAGACACACTAACAATGGTCTGGCCTGCAATAGCAGCCGCGATAAGCTCAAGGTTGTTGTTGGTCTTGGTGCCCCAGGTGGTGGCGTTCTCGCCAGTCGCCTGAAGCTCAAGCCTTAAGAGTGGGTCGTATGTAGAGGGCATTACTTGCGCTCCTGAAGGATTCGTGTTACTTTGTCGTCGATTCTATTTAACACAATTGTTAGCTTATTTTCAAGATCGCTCACTACCTCGCGCGTTGCAAAGTCCTTGTTGACCTGGGCTACGTGCTGATGATGCTGGTCGTGTAGCTTTTCAATTCGCTGTTCCATGGTCTTCAATTCCTTGTGCAGATAGGCAGCGTAAGCTAGAGCTAACGGCAACAGAACATCTGAAATGAGTTTCCACATAGCAGAAAGTTCCATGGCCTTATTCCGGCGAACTCATAGACGGATTCCATTGAACGGGCGTCACGAGTATGTAATTGTTGTCTTCGGTCAACAGGAACCCCGCATTTTCTTTGGCGAGGTACGCATCTAGATTTTGCAGCGGGCGCCCATCAGGAACCTTCTTTGATTCTAGGCGGGGCCGGGGCGGCTTGTTCTGCGGGTGGCGCTTAAGATCGTAGGCGCCGTCAAAGCAGGACGAACACACCACCAGTTTGGTGGACTCGCGGCGCATCTGCCGCCTGTAGTACTTTTGCCCGCACCTATCACAAAGCGACCATACATCCATACGCATGGTCAGGAACCATAGTTGGTCTGGTCTGGCCGGGCGTCGGGAACTGGCTTAAGTTCGCGCCGGGGTTTAGCCGAGTAGTTCTGCGGGTGACTTTTCTTGTCGAAGCGTCCGTCATAGCAAGCCATGCAGACAACGAAGTTGGTGGTTTCTTTGCGAAGGTCCCGGCGTTTGTAGTCGAATCCGCATCGGTCACAGACCGACCACATATCTAGGACTGACATTAGGGCTGCCCTGCCAGCGTGTTTTCTGGTGAGCCTAGGTTGCGATTGGAAGAGTCGGAACGCCGGGCGCGGGTGTATTCGATGTTCAGGACCGCCAGTTCTTCGTCGGCCAGCCCCTTCCAAATTTGGACGGCATTTGCGTTCTTGGTCCAGGCATTGGCGTACATCATGGCGGCGGCGAAGAAAGCCGAGTCCGCCCGCTCCGAGAAGTAATTGGTTGGGTTAGCGGAGCTAAGGATGGTAACCTGTGGAATGTATTCGATAAGGGCCGTGGTATTGGCCGGGGGCGTGGGCGCTAAGAAGATGGTGGCATTGTCCTTGGGCGCATAGTATTTGGTGGGCGCGCAAGAAGTGTAGTCCGGCCAATAAGCTGTGAGGAATTCGTTGTTCTGCTCAAGCAGGTTAGTCCAACCGCCCGTCGCACACACTTGAATGGACTTCAAGACTAGCAGGTCGGCGGGCAGCGACAGGGTACGGGTGGAGGCGCTGACCGATACTTCGGTAAAGCGAAACGTGTTGATGGGGTCCAGGCGGCGTTGGAGGTAGCCTTGGGCGCGTTCGACAATCGCGGGCAGGGCAGAGACGAACTCAGCCGAGTCCTCTTCCATGTTGGCTTGAATGTCGGCTATCAGAGTGCTATAGGTGTATCCCATTACCGCCTCCCGATCCTAACTAAGAAGGGGCCACGCTCGCGGTCTTCACGCATTGCTTCTTTCAGTTGGGCTTCGTACTCGGCCTTCAAAAGGACAAGGCGGTTCTGGTCCACGCGGGTGCCGCGCCGCAAGCCGATCCAGTAGGCAAGGCCATAGGTGACGGCGGGCAGGAAGCGCCGGGGCACGTCAATGTTATCGAAGGCGCGGAGCGTGTCTTCAGTATTCTTTTGGATTGTCAGTACGATGGTGTAGGATTGGTCGGGCAGCGGCCACAAATTTAGGATGTTGGAAGTGCGGCGCCGATCCCACCAGTAACGAGTGGGGCGCCCGGTCTGGGACTTGGTGGGGATTTCCGCCCAGCGTTCGTAGCCGTCGCGGTCCATCAGAATGTCGGTGGTGCTGGTGCGGGTGCTGGCAGAAAGCACGTCGGAAATGCTGGGACCGAAAGTTACGGTGCCCTCGGAAGTTGTGACGGGCACGGTCGTGGTTTCGATTTTGTGGAGAAGGACGTTCTGGTTCTGGATGGCCGTCAGCATGTAGTCGAGGCCGCGCCGGGCGCTAATCAATTCGTCGGCAAGAACGGGGCCGCCGCCAACCATGGCAGCAGCGTCCTGAAGTATGTCGTCGAAGGTGGGGTCGAAGGAGGCTACGCCGCTGGTTGCCATTGGCGCGATTCCTCAGACGACTCCGTAAATAGTTACGAGCGGGCCGCCGCCAGCATAGGAAGTGCGGACGTAAGGAACGTCGAAGATCACCTGCACAAGGGTCGTGGTGACTGCGGCAGTGACTTCAGCGAACGGAATCCACGGACCAGTTTCGAAGGGTGCGGCTTCCAAGAAAATGGAGGGGCCTGCGGCGGCGCTCTTCTGGACCCAGAAGCACCGGGCGGGCGAACCGTCGAAGCGATAGTCAAGGTCGATAGGGTCGCTGGTCGTGGTCGCCGACGTGCTGACTTGGAAGGGAACGACGCGAATAGTTTTAATGCCGGGCATGGGAAGCTCCTAAAGCAAGTAAGGCAGACCCCGCCCGAAGGAGGAGCCTGCCAAACTTGTTAGCCGATCACAACGTGGACGATGACGGAACCCGCCGCCACAGTCGAGGTAGCAATAGACACGATGGCCTGGACCGTGGTATCCGCCGTCAGCACAATGCTGTTGGTGGAGACTTGGGCGCCCGTGCCAGCGTAATCGCGGCGGCCTGCGGTGTTCACGGACGTAGCTGCGAACAGGGTAGCAGGGTTGGCCGAAGTGCCGACGGTAATCTTGGTGTCAAGGTTATCGTAGGCGGTCGTAATGTCAAGAACACATTCGTAGAAGTTAGAGCCAGCCGGAGCCACGAACAACGGGATGGTAGTCGCACCAACCGCCGTACCTGACTTGGCAGTATTCACTACTACGGAGTAACGGCCCGGAACGCGGGCTTGCGTCAAATCGACAACGGAACCGGAAGCGGGTTCGTGATTGGCGATGTTGACAGGGTAGCTAAAAGTAGTCATCTGATTCTCCTTAAGGATTAGGGAATGGGGGCCGAAGCCCCCAAACCATTAGGTTGAACCAGAGGAGCCGTACCACTGACGCCAGTCAGACCAGCCGAAGCTGTAACGCTCGCGGGCCTTGTAGCGCATGTTGCCCGTCAAGAAGTCCACATCGTCCTTGGTGGCCAGCGGCGCACGGATGAACATCTTGGTACCATTCGGCACGTCAGTGCGAATGAACCAGCCGTTCGTATCCGTGAAGCGGTGGTTGACGGTGTAGCCCTTCGAGAACAGGCCCATGTCCTTCATAGCGTTCGTGTCGTTGTCAGCCGTACCGACGCGCAGGTCAGAGAAGAGGATACGGTGGGCAACGAACTGAAGCTGCGGAGGAATGTGCAGGCTCACGGCGCGGGCGCCGATCAGCAGGCCACGGTCGTCCTTGGTCAACGAGATGTTGATCAGGGCCGATTCAAGGGCAGTTTCGGACAGGTCCGAGCTAACCTTGTTGGACTGCGTACCAGCCGCCAGCGTGGGGTGGTCGGTAGCGAAGAGAGGCTTGCCATCGCCACCAGCGTAGAGGGAGCTAGTGGAGAAGCCGTTGTTGAAGACGTTAGCGGCCTTCACCTGCTTGGCATTCGCCATCGCGCGGCCCATCGCATTCGCCTTCATCTTGCCCGTCGTGCCATAGAGGTTATCCTCGATAGCTTCTTCGGTGATGGCGAAAGCCATGGCAACGGTTTCGTGGGTAAAGCGGCTCGTCCAAGCTTCGGAGGCGGTGTCGAAGAACACCTGATCGCCTTCGTCCTTGACCGGGGCCGTACCAAAGCCCGTCATCAACACTTCTTCTTCGAACGACCGATCAGACTTCTCGACGTCAAACAGCGGAGTGTGTTCGTTGTCGATGCTCTTGTAGGCAGTGCCGAAGATAGCGTTAAGGCCGGGAACAAGCTGCTTCGCAAATTGTGCGCGAGTCAAAATAGTCATTGTCTAGTCCCCCCTATTATGCCGCAGAAACTTGCTGGAGGATTGGACCATTCAACTTCACGACCACAATCGGGAACGGATCGCCCCAGTTGTTGTCGACAATGTTGGCCAAACCCACAAGCTTCAGCGCAGTGCCAATAGCAGAGGTACGGGTAGACGCATCCAGCGTGTAGCGGGAAACACCGTATACTGCATCAACATCGCCGCCAGACGCGGTCACGTCAAAGTTCAAGCCGAGGTCGCCCGCCGTAACGGAAGCGTCAGCCTGAATCATGAAGAGCGCGTTGGGATTGTCAACGACGTAGGCCGCCGGACGGTCGGAACCGTTATAGAGGCCAGCCGAAGACGTATCTGCGGGGATTGAGTTCTTGAGTTGAGGCTGCTTCGTGGTCGGGTCGATCCACGCGAAACCAGCAGCAACACCCAGCAGGGGGCCACCACCAGTACCAGCCGAAACAATTACGCCACCCGACAGCTTGACCGGAGAACCCTTACCGAGGTCCGGGCAGTTAGCGCCGTTGGGAAGCGGATAAGCGCGGAGTTCGTTACCATGGGTGCCGAGGGCAGCCACAGCGCGAAGACCGAAGGGTGCGAAAGATTGGGGCACCTTTTATCCTCCTTCTGTGTGTTATCCAAACGAGGGACGTCGCCCCCTGGAAAAGCGTTTTGAACCTTCATTGGCAAAGCGTTGTGCCCGGCCCATATTGTCATCGTAGCTGATTGTCTTCAGGTCGAAAGCCTGCTCCGCTTGAATGGCCCGATCTTCTGACCATTTCTGGATGGCTTCCGCTTTCCGTCGAGGCAGCTTAGCGAAGACTAGATCGCCGTTAATAGCCGCGCCTGCCAAAGCAGAAATCTTACTTTCGAGTCCAGGGAAAACGTATCCTTCGGGAACTTCCTCGATTGGAACGAATGCCCACCCTTCTCGCATACGCTGAGAGATGTTGTTGAAATCATCTTGGTCCCCTACCCGGAAACGAATCCACCTATAGATGAATGCGTCACTGTCGGGCATTGGGGGGATTTCTAGCGCATTGGGAGGATTATACTCTGTTTCCAGAGAATTTTCAAGTGCTTCGTTGACGGCGTTATTTGGGGCCGCGAAAAGTTTGTTTTTCATTACAGAATCTCCGTATACTGGCTGGTGGTCTGCATGGCGCGTTCCGTCTTGGCTTTCTCGCGGGCGTACTGTTCCACGCTAATGCCGAGGTGGTTGGCCATTTCCCGGTCGGCTTGCGTAATGGTTACGCGAACTTTGCCGGGGGCCGGAGCAGGGGCAGACCTGTTCTGGATGGTGGGGTTGTTGGCAGGCGGACGACCGACGGGGCGCCCCAGTTTCTGGGGGAACTCCTTCTGAAGCCGCTTGTCCAGTTCGTCGAAGTAGTCGGGGTCGCTAGGCGCGTAGCCATCACGAACCATTTGCTGGTCGATCACGCGGGCGCTGGCCGTCATCACGGCATCCTTGTTGAACCATTCCTTGTTGCGGTCATACCACTCGACGGCAGCCGGGCTAGGGGTACGCTTAGCTGGAGCAGGCGGTGTCTGCCGGGTCGGCGGCTGGGCTGCCTGTCCAGTAGGTGCCTGCTGCGTAGGGATCGACCGCCTATCCTTTTCAGCCTGAGCTTTGGTTGCCGTGATGGTGGCAATCTGCTGTTGGATTTCAAAGATTTTGTCGCGGTCGCCAGCGTCATAAGCAGAGTCGAAGTCCCGGCGCAGGGCTTGCATCGAGGTATCGAGTTGCTTAATGTAGAGGTCGTAGCCAATGGCCGCACCCTCGTTGGCTTCAGCTTCGGCGCGCCGGGCACGAGTTTCGAGGGCTACCAGACGGGCTTGCGTTTCGGCCAATTGTTTGGCATAAAGGTCCCGTTGGTTCTTGAGGCGCTGGCTTCGTGTCAGTCGCTTTCGATCAGAAGAGGAGTCGTCCGATGCTGGAGCGTCATCGTCGTCCGAATCGTCGGAGGACTTGGAAGCGGGTGCGGGTTCAGGCGCTGGATCAGCTTCTGGAGGTGGCGCGGCAGCCTCTTCTTCCACAATCTCAATGTCGGATTCTTCTGAAGCGTTTGGCGCTTTGCCTGGATTGTCGAGGTCGATTTCTCGGTAGCCGGATTCGGACATGATTTATTCCTTGAAGTTTGCGTCTAGGTATTCGGGCTTGTCCACGACCAACTCGATGCTAGAAGCCTTGACCAAGAGGAGCTTGACGCCCTTCCACCAAATCTTCTGGCCTGCGAATTTTGCGTAAACGATATAGTCACCGGGCTTGACCCACGGGCCTTTCCGGTATATATCTTCGTCCACGAATGCGAGTTCGCCCAACGAAAGGACGCGACCCACAGTGTTCAGGTATTCCCGATCCTCACGAAACGTGTCAGGAAGTAGGACCCCGCCCGCAGTCTTGCGCCGGA